TTCGGAGGGTTTACCCTCCGAGGTGTCCGGTATGACAAGGATTTTCCACGATGATGGAAACGGGAGGCACATCCGACACAAACAGAAAAAATTGTGATAGAATCTCCGACATGACAAAAAGATGACCTTGACATGACAGGGGAATCGGTGTGCGTCCTTGCCCTGTTCGGTGGCAACCGTGGCAACGGGTCGAAGTGCGGTTTGTCGTACTGGAATGTGAACAACCCTGCGACGAACGTGAACACGAACATCGTGGCGAGCCAATCTTATCAAATTATGGAGCATTTAACCAAAAGCACACCTTTTTCCTACACCGCAGGGTGTTGAAATACACCTAACCAGTGGAAATGATACCGATGCAGGCAGGGTCGAGTAAGAATATCAGAAAGACCTTGAGGTGATAAGAAAGATGGGAAAGAAATCCGTCAATAACCTGTACAAGCCTATGTTAGAACATAGCAATGTTGAGCAAAAATTTCATAAAGCAGCAAAGGGCAAGACAGAGCGTCCGGACGTTGCGGTGATATTAGAGCCGACCAACATTCAGAGACATGTCAAGAACGTCGTCGAGCAACTTGAGAACACTGCACCGGAGGGGTACGACATACCACATCCGGAAAAGGCATGGAAACCATCAAGACACGGAAAAGTCTGCATCAACGAGGGAACAAGCAGGAAAGTGAGAATGATTGAGAAACCTCGATACAATTATGAGCAGGTGATTCATCACATTGTCGTCTCTGCGTGTTATGACATTTTCATGAAAGGGATGTATGAGTTCTCATGTGGGAGCGTACCGAACAGGGGTGCTCATTATGGGAAAAAGTACATCGAGAGGTGGATTCAGCGAGACAAAAAGAACTGCAAATATGTTCTCAAGATGGATATTCGACACTTTTTCGAGAGTGTTGACCATGATGTCTTGAAAGCGTGGCTCAAGAAGAAAATCAGAGACGAGAGAATGTTGTACATCCTCGAACTGATAATTGATGGGAGCGAGGTCGGGTTGCCTTTAGGGTTTTACACGTCGCAGTGGTTGTCAAATTTCATGTTGCAGCCTCTCGACCATTTCATCAAAGAGCAGTTGAAAGCGGTGCATTATATCCGGTATATGGATGATATGGTGGTGTTCGGAAAGAACAAAAAGGAACTCCACAGGATGCAGCAGGAGATTGAGAGATTCTTGAGAGAAAAGTTCAACTTGCAGATGAAAGGAAACTGGCAGGTGTTCCGGTTCGATTACACAGAGAAAAAGACCGGAAAGAGAAAAGGGAGACCACTCGATTTCATGGGATTCCAGTTCTATCACGACAAGACGATTCTGCGGGAAAGCATCATGTTGAGTTGCACACGGAAAGTCAACCGTGTCGCAAAGAAAGAGAAAATCACATGGTACGATGCAACCGCAATTCTGTCATACATGGGTTACTTGAGCAATACAGACACATACGACATGTACCTGCAAAGGGTCAAGCCTTATGTGAATGTTAAGAAATTAAAGAAAATAGTTAGCAAACATTCAAAGCGAAAGGAGCGAGAAAAACATGAAAGAATGGAGAGAAGTGTTCGGAACGGAGGCAGAACAGCCGGAGGAGTTCGACACAACAGCGTCACCGACAACGGTATATCAGAGACGCAATATCAAGAAAGCAACGAAAGAGGATGCAGACGGAAAGAAAATCACCGGATGGCAGCGAGAGGAGCGTGAGATGTCACGGGAGGAATATGACAGATTGACGCTCATGCAGGAGGTTGTTGCATCCAACACAACAGGAATCGTTGAATCCGTGACACAGTTTCAGAAAGATGCAGTCATTGACGAATACACACAGCAGTTGATTGAGGAGGGGTTGATTTAGTATGAAAATGCTTGTTGAAAGTCTCAAAAGAATGTACAAAAAAGGCACTCTCACAAAGGAACAGATTTCCGAGCGTGTCTCAAAGGGTAGTATTTCAGTGGATGAATATGAATACATCACAGGGGAGGCATACTCTGGCGGTGGTGCAGAATGAGTCCGCTTGAAATAATATCACGATTGTGTGATGTGACGGAAACTCTATCCGCAATCGTGAAAAAGCAGCAAACAATCATTGAACAGTCGAAAATCGAGGAGGCGGTCAGAGTGGAACTCCGGCAGGAGGTAGAGGAGACAGACAGGGAGATGGATGTTCTCGAATACCACATGCGGAAATACTGCGACACCGACGACCTCGAGGCGACAGAGTTCGGAAAGGAGAACGCCGTTGACGATTGAATTATCCCTGTTGCTCTCCGGAGTATCTGTTGCATTTGCAATCTTTTTCGGAATCTGTTCCAAGCAGAGAAATGAGAAAAAGGACACACAGGAAGATGCAGAACAGAGAGCAACAACCGACACAATGGTGATGGTGAAACTTGAGAACATTGCAGATGACCTCAAAGACATCAAGCGGGAATCGAGAGAGAACCGTGAGGAGATGAAAACATTGAGAGAGCGTGTTGTCATAGTGGAACAGTCACTCAAGAGTTATCACAAGAGACTGGACGGAGAACAACATTCCGACCGATAACAGGAGGGCAGGGAACAGGCAAGAATCAACCTCACAGAAAAGAGGCAATACATGAGAATGACAGAACAGGAACGACGCATCAGAATCCGGCATCTGAAAAGAATGTACCGGATAAGGGAGCGAAAAGAGAGACATGACAAAAAGGTGTCCGGTCTGTTCATGAAACGTGTTGTATTCACTTTGATTCTTGCAGCATTTATCTTTACAGTCGTGATGATATTTGTGTTTTTGCGGATGGGTTCAGAACCGTCGACATTGATTGAGAATGTATTCAGATTTCTTTCAGTTGAGGGCGGTGCAATGGCACTCATTAAGTCCGTGAAAACGGTCAAGGGAACAAAGTCAAACGGAGAAATACAACACAATGACGAACCGGAACAGGATGACGAGGAGGTACAAGGATGAAATACATCGTCGAGAATTGGTTTGTGATTGTGGGTCTGATTGCGGTATTAACAGCGGGAGGATATGCAGTATATGTTTTCGTGAAAATGCCGTCAGACAAGCAGTTGAACAAAGTTAGAGAATGGCTGCTCTATGCAGTCACAAAAGCAGAAAAGGAACTGGGAGGCGGTACAGGTCAAATCAAACTGCGATATGTATATGATATGTTCGTCGCACGGTTCGCATGGCTTGCGAGAGTGATTTCTTTTGAGGCTTTTTCGATGATGGTCGACGAGGCACTTGAGAGAATGAAAAAGATGCTTGAGAGCAACAAAGCGATGCAGACGCTTGTGAGCGGTGAGGCAGGTGAAACGGTTGAAAAGGATATGTGATTTCGCAACCGGAAACATGCAAACAATCATGTTGATATATGCAATCGGTGCGGTCATCGTTTGGGTGGCGGTCAATATTTTCTTTTGGAAACTCTCTTTTGACATCGACAAAGAGATTCGGGAGGAAATGAGAGAGTACGGAGATTGCTATTCCGACACAGACGAGGCGAGGTTCGGAAAATGGGTGGCGAGAGTGACCGGATTCATTATTTCGATACCTGCTGCGTTGATGTGGTGGGGTACACCTCTAATCGTTGGAGGATTGATACTATATGACACGATACAAGAAAAGAATCCGGAATTATGCGGATTCACAGCAGAAGAATTTGACAAGGAGGAAAACAAATGATTTCAAATTGTGGACATGACGAAAACGGAAGATACTCCGGAGGAAAAGCCGGAGACCAAACAGGTACAGAGTGGCAGGTTATAAATTGGTATAGTAGACCGTGGAAATGCGTTCTCCGTCACCCGAACGCAAAAGTGAGAGCGATGATTGCGAGCATGGCAAAGGCAGCAGCAGTCAATAATAAAATCGGATATTGTCAGTCTCACAGGGGTACATTTTGGACGAATCTTGCAGATTCAAATTTCGACCCTGCACAGATTACAGTTGCATGTGAGGCAGACTGTTCATCCGGTGTCGCTGCAATCGTAAAGGGTGCAGGTTACAGACTGGGGATTGACGCACTGAAAAAGGTGAGTACGGCATGTTATACCGGAAACCTGCGAGCAGCACTCAAGGCAGCAGGATTCGAGGTACTGACAGAAAACAAATATCTGACATCGGATGCGTACTTGCTTGCGGGAGATATTCTGTTGAATGATGGTGCTCACACAGCAACAAACCTCACAGACGGTGCAAAGTCATCCGGAGCGGGAGCATCCAACACAACACCAGTCAAGAGCAACACAAAGGTCGACGTTGCACACGGGTTCAACAAGAGCCTTGCAGGAACTTACAAGGTGACTGCATCCGGATTGAATCTCCGTGCGGGAGCAGGAACAGGAAAGTCAATCCTTGCGGTGATGAAAAACGGTGAGAAAGTCCAGTGCTATGGATATTATAACGATTGCAACGGTGTGAAATGGTTGTATGTAGTTTACAAGAACATCGTCGGATATGCGTCAAGCAAGTATTTGAGCAAATAGGAGAGAAAATCATGTTATACTATTTAGGCAAAGGAACAGAGTTCAAGAAAGAGGACTGCAAAGAGTACAAGACCATTGAGGGAGCAATGAAAGCAGCAGCAAAGGACGAGAGTTTTGTTGTGTGGGATGAAAACGGAAACCTCATCGGCTCACTCACGGACAATGTTCCGGAGGGAGCATTGCAGACAAATCCGGACGGCAGCGTCAACACATACGATGCAGACGGAAACAAGGTCGGAACAGTCGATGCAGAAACCGTTGAGAAAATGACAACATTTGAGAGTGACGAGGATGCAGCAGGGCAGCAGGAGGACGCAGAGGACGGGGGAACAGCATCAAACGATGCAGAGACGACAAATCCTCCGTATGAACCGGAAACGGGCGAGAATGGGGCAAATACAGAGCCACAGGACACAGAGGACGAGCCGGAGGACAAAGTCATCATCCCGCAGGGAAAAATGAAAGTGACGGTCATTTGCGACGGCTCACTCAATATCAGACGTTCCGCAGCGTGGGGCAATGAGAACATCTGCGGTCGTGCTATCAGAGGACAGTCATATTATGTGAAAGAGATTCATGTTGTGGACGGAAAGAAGATGGTCAGAACAATCGGAGACCTCTATCTCTCCGGAGAATCCGAGCATGTACAGTTTGAACAGTTATAAGAGCATACAGACAAAAAAAGAGGACGGCATCCGGAAACGGGTGTCGTCCTTGTGCTATAATGGATTTATGAACGTGCTTGAATTTTGGCAATCAACGCATCCTGCAAAACTTTTGAATAGTTGATACCGTAATTTTCACATGCAGTATTGAGCCATGCAGGAATACTCAAAGTTTTCTTGACTGCCTTGTCATTGTACGCACGGGCGTATTCGTCGAGGTTGACACAAATCAAATTGACAAGTGCTGCATCCTCGTCCTTTTCGACTGCATCAAGAGGGGTCGGAGCGGGAAGAACATCACCATCACGCAAGGATGTGAATAAATACTGACCGCAAGCCTCTTGAGCCATTGCGAAAGCGTCCGCAAGGTTATCTCCGTAAGTTGCTAAATCATTGAGGTCGGGGAAAATAACTGAATATTTCCCGTCGTCCTCCGGATAAAAAACAGCAGGATAAATATAATTCATGATAACGCTCCTTTCTTTAATGGGTGGCAGGTCTCATTTGAGACCCGCCTGTTTGAGTATGGAGTTGACAACCCTTTGAGGAATGTCGCCTCGATGATTTGGGATTGTAACTTTTCCCGTTTTGGTTGGGTGTTTGTATTGGTGATGTGAACCTCTCACATCTACCAACTCCCATCCGTCATTGAGGACTATTTTTTCAATTTCTCGAAATCTCATTTGTATTGTTTCCTCCTTACAAGTATATAATAACACGTATTTTACGTAATGTCAATAAAAATATACGTAAAATACGTAAAAAATAACAGAGATTTTCATACTACTAAATTGAACCTACCGACCGGAGGGGTTCAGTTAGTAGTATAACAATCATAAAAAAATAATATGAATGTTTTTGTCATGGTCAACACGGATTTCCTTGACAATGGAACGCCACAATTCACGCCTCTCCGGTATAGACAAAGAATCATACACACTTTCAAAATCCATTTTCAAAAAGTTTTTCAAATACGATAAATCCTTGACGGGTCGGGAATCCTCTGCATTTATTTTCTCAAGCTGCATCAGCAATTTTTCTCTATCAAGTTTGAACTCGTCCATTGTTATGAGGTCGTTCAAATATAGGTCTTTCAATTTCTGCATTTTTCCCTCAACACTCCGGCGTTTGGCATCAGTACGCAATGCCGGAAGATTTGCGACCTCGTATTCTGCAATATAGTTTTCCAGTTCCGGACGGATGCGTTCAAGGAGCATCTTTTCAAGGGTTGTCTCAAAGACGAGTTTTCGGTTCGGGCAGCGATGCAGGTTCACACCCTGTCGGCAGCGGTACACACTGTATTTATATATAATTCGTGTTCCATCGGCACGGACACGACCTCTTGCACGTTGCTGACACCCGCTCATGATATGGTCACAGTCATCACAGACAACGAGACCACTGAAAATATAATCGTGCTTTTTTCCGCTCTTGATGTTGATTTTGAGAAGTCTCTGCACATCAAAGAAAAGGTCACGGTCAATGATAGCAGGACAATAATTTTTATTGTCACGAAACTCACCGATGTATTTCGTATTTGTGAGCATATTTTTGAGACTGGCAGCAGAGCGGACAAGTCCGAACTCGCTCTCCATGTACCGGAGTGTCATGCTCAAGTTTCCGGTCTTGCGGTAGTATTGGAAGATAGCAACGGCAGTCGGAGCATCGTCATCCGGTACAAGGTGTTTATTTACAATCGTATATCCGAGAGGAGTTGAGCCGGAGAGAACCTCCCCGTTGTCAACCTTGTCATCGAACACACCGAGGATTCGGTCGGAATCATTTTGAGCCTCAAGTTCTGCCCATATCATTGAGTTATTAACGAAAGCACGACCGTGAGGGGTTGAGGTGTCAAAATAAGGCTGCTCAATGGCAGTCCATGAAACACCGTGCTTGTCAAGAATGTCCTGCGTGTTCAGATAATGACGGAGGTTTCTGAACCAACGGTCAAGACGGGTGAAAATAATGAGGTCAATTCTACCTGCACGGACATCATCAATGAGGCGTTGAAAGTCGTCTCGTTTCAATTTCTGTCCGGAGATTCCGTCATCAATGTATGTGTCAACGAGAATCATATTCTCATGACTGTCTATGTATTTTTGCCCTGTTGCTAATTGGTCACGCATGGAATCTCCGTCCTTGACCTGTTTGTCGGTCGAAACACGGATATAGATTGCCACACGGAGCAGGATTTTCTCAACAGGAGCGGTTGTTTTACGTCGCATTTTATCAACTCCATTCAAAAAAAGGTATAAAAATAAAACCTATGCACAAGCACGGTTTTATGATAAAATGAGACTTGCGGGTGACATTTTATCGCCGTGCTTATACGGAGGTATATGTTGTCAAAGAGCGGTTTCCATTGGCGTGGAGGCTGCTCTTTTTTTATTGCAAAAATTCGATAACGACATCAAATCAGTGCGGAAATTTCGTTCTGTACACTTTCCTTGAGAAAGGAGGTGAGCAGGATGAAAATTCTCGTTTGGGAAATGAGAACCTCAAAAGGGTTCACATTGATGGAGTTATCGAAGAAATCCGGAATCGGAAAATCTACGATAAACAACATCGAAAACGGTAAGGTGTCGCCGACATTATTTCAGCTTGAAATGATAGCGATTGCATTAGGCGTGAAAATCACCGACCTGTTTGAATCCGAATACAAATAATTGTATCACATTGCAGCGGGATTCCGGCAGCAGGAGGAACGATTTCCACGATTATGGAAATCAACCTCGATATTTCCACAATGATGGAAATATATGATACACTGTAATCGGAAAGGGGGTGTTCCCCTTGAATTACAAAGAGGCTATTGTTGAAATAGTCGGGAAGATACAAAACGAACGCATCCTCAAGAGGATATATAAATTCGTGGCGTATCTGTACACCCATGAGGCTGACAGTTGAAAAGGCTGTCAGTCTTTTTCTTTATTATTTTGTGTGAACTCAATCGCCTTTTTCATTAAGCGGTCAAGTGCAGCGATGTCCTCGTCGCTCAATTCAAGCATGAATTTGAAAAGGTTTTTTCGTGCCTCGTCCTCACCCGCCATGATGCGGTCAATGCGTTCGATGAAATCATCGTCCGTGTCAATGAACATTTCTCCCTCACCAGTGGTCAACCACATATAATCAACGCTGAACTCACGGCAGATAGATTTTGTCATTTGTTCGGTTAGGTTACGATTTCCGTTTTCTATATTAGACATTGAACCTCTTGTCACTCCGATACGTTCACCGAATTTCTCAAGAGTGAGACCGAGCGTCTTTCTTATTTCCTTTACACGCTCATTTTGTGTCATGCGAACACCTCCTTTTTATGAATCATAACACCCGTTGAAATAAAATGCAATAAAAAAGTATTCAAAGAATACAAAAAACTATTGACAAAGTTGTCAAAGACGCATATTATGTATTCAAGGACAACAACAGGGAGGTGAAAAGAAATGCCAAAACATGAAATTTCAAACGTAAGAACACGGGGAACTGGGGCGATTGAAAAACTCATTTTCTACAAAACGGAGGTTTCCGAACACCAAGAGATTAGAGTGAGAGCGGAATTCGAGGGAGACCCCGAACCGGAGCAAATCAAGCAGATTTCAGAGGTTGTCAAAAAGGCAGCGGAAGAAATAGGAAAGATTGTGGAGGAGTGGTGAAACACTCCTCCGAGAAAATCATTTCAAAGTGCGAATGTGTTGTGCAAAATCTTGTGTTTCAACACATGCCTTGATAGCTGATGCGAGAAGACGTTCAAATTCTTCTTTTGATAAATCAGAAACTTTTGAAAATTTGATGTCGCTATTTTCAAACGCACTTGCAATCGCACTTTTGAAAGTGTCATGATGAACCGCCATGTTGTCACCTCCTGTCATTTTGGAATGGTCGCACATTTATTATATGGCAGGAGATGCAACAGGACAAGCAAGAACAGGAGGAACGGAAATGAGCAGAGTAGAGGAGTTGAATCAGTACATACAAGAGTTATTTGATTATTGGGATGGAAAAAACGATGATTTTGAACCTATTCCGATACCGAAAGAAGTCGACGACGAAATGCAGAGAGATTCATTTTATTAAAGCCGAAACGGGGCAACAGTCGCCCCGTCAGCGTCCGGATGGCGACCGACGCTCTGACGATGGCAAGCCGAGAGACAGCGTCAGCGATACCGTGGGAAACATGGCAGCGGGTGGACTTGCTAAAAGGTTCACGGTTGGTCAACAGGTTTTCAATGATTTTTTAAGGTGAAAAGTCATAACACGGTAGACATAGCCGGAAAGCAGGTGGACGGGATGCAGAGACCGAGAGAACCACCAGTGCAGGAAATCACATAAAACACTATCAACAGAGGAGGTGTTGAATCATGACGAGAAACGAGAAAAAGACGGCAATCGAGAACATGGCAGAAAGATTCATGAATATTTCCGACCTTGAGGGAAAATCAATGGCAATCATGGTCATGTCTGCATACGCAGAGGGCAAGGCAGCAGGAAAAGTCGAGGAGCGTCGCAGATGGGAACAGAAAGAGGCGGTTGCAACGACCGCCTAACCGAACACGAAAACAACAGGCAAGAGCCTTTTTAATAGATTGGAGGTGCAGCAGGTGAGTGAACAGAACATCAAGAAATTTTATGAGACATTAGCGAGAATCATTTCTGAACGTGAGCAGGTGAAAATCACCGTGAGCGTCTCAAAGAAAGAAAAAGCAGCATAAAGACAAAAAAACGGATGACCGCTGCGAACGGTCATCCGTGTGTCAATCGGTGTCAATTGATATGTTTTAAACTAAGAATATTATATCAAATCTGACACGAAAAAGCAACTCAAAAACGACCGGAAAGGTCGGGAAAACAAAGGGTTTTCGGAGGTTTTGTCGTCCTTGTAATAGATACTAACAAGTCTACGAAAACATAACAGGAGGATTGTGTCAGATGGCAAGAAAAAGAGGGATGCAGTTTATCCCGTATGATTATGAGGCAGCATATAACAAAGCGATGGAGGACATGCACGAATGGTTCATTGAGAACCTGTTCCAACATCGAAAGAAAGTGATATATGCACTCAAAGAGATAACAGCAGGAGACCAGTTTGAAATTGAGATATATCCGCAGTTCCGGAGTATGGATGAAGTACCTCCGGAGGGGAGGACAATCAAGAAAGACAACAACAAGGCTCAAAAGAATCTGAATGACAAGAACGCAAGGAAATACGTTGAGAGGTTAATCAACGAGAATTTCAGCGACCGTGATATTTGGATGACATTGACCTATGATGACGCACACCTCCCGCCGGATGGGGATGTTGATGCAGCAATCAAGAATGTGCAAAAGTACATCCGACGCATCAACTATCAGAGGAAAAAGAGAGGTCTCCCGAACGCAAAATATGTCTATGTGACCGCATACAATCCGGATGCGGAAATCAGATGGCATCATCACATCGTCATGGATGGTGCTTTAGACATGGAGACGGTTGAATCCTGTTGGAAACAGTCAAGCAGGAATGAGGTTCGCAGGTTGCAGACAGAC